GCTAACGAACATGATCAAAATTATTTTAATTAGCTCTATAATATCAATATTGACGACTATATTTTTTATAAAGTTTTTTAGTTTGGTTATTAAATATGGATTAGATGAAATCAGCAACAAACACTAACAAAATTTGAACCAAGCTGAGTAAGTTCAACTCGATACTTATCCATTCTTAAATAACCATTTTCTCTTCGCATAGTTTCTTCAAATAATTTATATTTAGTTCTTTGTTTAAAAGATTCGTAGGCTTCATCAAAACAAACAATATCTTTTCTTATTGTAATCAGCTTAAGTCTTTCTAAATTCTCAACAGCAGCTATAACATCGAAATCAGAGTAATTTTCACTTTCTGGTAATGCAAACATATCAGGTATGAAAGGTGTTAATGTCCTATTCTTTTCGTGAACACCAAAAAATTTTGCATAAGGTAATGAGTCTGCACTTTTAATCATCACAAGTATTTCAGCATCTAATGAATTTAATTACTGAATTATTGAAACAAAAGAAGGATGGATTTTATGTTCTTTGTTTTTGTCAAAAGATGATGCTAAAAGTTTTCCAAACATCTCTTTGTAGTTTGGCTCTTCAAAATATGTAAATAAACTATCGATGACAGGAGCAACAATATTTACGGATAATTGCTTCTTATCTTTATCATCAATTTTATTGAAATTTTTAAGAAAGATATTCATTGTGTTCTTTACATTATCTTCTTGTATTTTCTTTGTTTCTTCTCCCCAATATGGTGAATTTGATAATTTAACTTTTAAATAATTTGCTAAACCTTTACCAAGAAATTCAGCAGAAGGACCTAATAACTTATTTAAAACACCTTCACCTGTCTTACCTGCTGTTTTTATTACTTGTTCTTCTACTGCTGACATTTTATACATCTCCTTACTTCTTAATTTTCTTTACTATTTTACTCAATATACATACTTCTTTTTGATTTTTATCTTCTAGTAGATTTAGTATTCTTTGATTTTCTTGCTTTAATTTTTCAATTTCGCCATGCAAATCTTCATTTGATGGATTTAATAAGTCAATTTTTTTAGAAATAGCTTTAAAATTTTTATTGATATCTTCTTTTAATTGAGCAGCTTCTTCGTTGTTTTTTCTTGTTTGATGTATAGATCCAGCCATGCTAAATAAGGAAACACCGAATACTAAAATTGCAAAACCATCACTAACATCTACTTCTTCCTTCACTAAACCACATATAAATTCTATAAGGTTACTAATCATAAGTATTAAACCAAAAATGGAAAATAATAGACCGAGTGAAAAAAATATACTGTCTAAATTATTATTGATGTACTCTTTTACTGAGAGTGAGTTGTTTTTTTTATAGTCAACAATAAAATATCCAATAAAAATAATTATAAGTATAATTACAATAATTTTAATGATTGTATTCATTATCTTAACCTCCTAAATAATTTTCTCATTTAACGAATACCAAATTTTTAATGGTATTCCTTTTTCTTTTACAATAAATTCAATATTTTCTAGTTCTTTTATATTATGTAGTTCTTCATACATCAGTAATCTAATAGCAAATTCATTTGCTTCTCTTTCTAAACGAGTTTTATAGACTCGCCTTAGAAAATTAAAACTGATGTTTTCATCATAATGCAGGACGTAGTGTCCTAACTCGTGTGCTATAAGAAAATTATCATACGCACAATCTAAATCACTTCTTACAAATATGTAGCCTTTAGAATCAACAATCATCAGTCTTGAATCTAAAGTTTTCGCTTTGAAATTTTGATACTGGATAGATACATCTAAGTGATCAGCAATTTCTTTTACATTTGATGTTTTAAATTCATTCAATAAATCATTAAGTTTATTTTCTACGTTCACTCATAAGCACACTCCTTTAAATAATATTATTTGTGCTTTCTAGATATAATCTTCAATATATCTTTGATATCCAATTTGATAGATTCTACTTCTTTATAATCGTTAGACAATCCAACATATTCTATAAAGACTTTTTGATTGATAATATAATCTATTAGGTCGTCTATCGAACTAAACGAATTATCATTTGTTTCTAATAAAGAATCATAAGAAATATTAAAGTATTCTTTTATCTTTTTTAAAGTGGATAAATCAGGTTCTCTTTGACAATTTTCCCATTTACTAATAGCGCCGTTAGATACCTTTAATTTTTCAGCTAAACCATGTTGTGTTAAATGATGTTTTTCACGTAACTTTTTCAAATTGTAAGAAAAAACAGATATGTTGTTATCTTCCTCTGCGATATTGGCTTTATTTACATCACAACAAAGGTAATCTAAAGATACCTGAAAATAATCAGCAATATTAATTAATCTATCTAAATCAGGAATACGCTTGTTATGTTCAAACTGAGATATTGTTGCTTTTGACTCATTAAGATGATAACGAGTATTTAATTCATTAGCTAATTGTTCTTGTGTTAAATTATTTTTTTGCCTTAGGTTTTTTAATTTTAAAGAAAACGAATTATTTGTTGCTATCATTTTTTGTGTCTCTTAGAAACAATTTTCAACATATCAGCAACATCTTCAGCCATTTCCATAATTTCTTCATCCGACATAGAATCTAAATCATATCCACCGAAATCTGCAATCATATCTTGCTTTAAGATAAAACTTAACGCCTCTTGCGGAGTGGTAAATGATTGATATTCTTGCTCAAAATTATTTGTTTTTACATAACCAGATACTTCTAAAAGATATTCTAAAGAAACATGTAATGCTTTGCTGATTTCATTTAAGGTTTCTATAGTAGGGGACACCGGCTTACCATTTCTTGGATCTTTTCCATTTTCTAATTTGTTTAAATAGGTATGACTTATTCCCAACAATTCAGAAAACTCCCTTAAACTCATATTTCTTTTTTCTCTTTCGCTATGTAAGTATTTGCCTAATGTGTTCTCCATGAGGTACACCTCCTTATAGATAAGTGTAAACCACAGTTAACAGTAATACAAACAAAATAAACAAAGAAATTGTATTTCATAGTTGACAATACATGTAAACCACGATATACTTAACTTGTAAAACATGAGTTACAGGAGGTGTAATATGAAAAACAGAATAAAAGAGACTCGTGTTGCAAAGGGAATGACGCAAGGAGAACTTGCTAATAAATCAGGTTTAACTAGACCGTATATTTCAAAATTAGAAAATAATGAAGAATCGGTAATAAAAAACACAACCATGAATTCCATAGCAAATGCTTTAGGAAAATCGGTTAGTTATATTTTTTTTAATAGTAAGTAAACCATGATTTACAAGCACCATTTCTATCAAGCACAAACATATTTTAACTGATATTTAATAAAGTTTCCTAAAAAGACACTTTATTAAATACAAGAATTTGGAGTTTAAGAAAGGAGCAAAGAAAAATGGAAAATGTTGAACAAAGATATCCAATTACCATGGCTGTTTTAAGAAATGCTGCAGATAGAATTACTAATTGGAAAAACGTAACCCCACAAGCAAAATTAAGAAAGCAATGTGAAATTGCACGTGTTGTTATTGCTTTATCAAACACGTTATAGAAAGGAGAGATACACATGGAAGTCAGACCAACAAAGATGCTCACCGAAAAAGAACTACGTGAAGATTTAGGAATTTCAAGAGACCAGTTGCTTAACTTTATTGACCTTGAAATATTTCGTCCTATCAGATTAGGGCGTGGTAGAAAATTCAGTCAACAAGAAATCTTGGAATTTCAAAGAAAGTATGCAGGTCTTGACGTAAGCAATTATCACAAGGCAAAAAAAGCTAAAGAATATGTAGATAGTTTAGCTTAAAAAAATTAAATAGATTACTGGTCATCAAGGAGCCAATCTCAAAGGCCTCCGATAACAAAATAGCATTGATGATTTACTAACTACAGACATAAAAAAGAACTAATACCATACAAGTTTTTATTTAAGAGGTTGGTTCCTTGATGGCTAGTAATGGAAAGGAAAAGAAAATTTATGAGTAAAAATTCATTAATTATCATCTGCTGTATTTTATCTGTTGTCATTGCGGTTTTAGTACACATGTTAAAGGAATTCAAATGGTATCAAAAATCCTACTATGAATTGGCAAATAAGATTGCCAAAGATAGAAGAGATAGAAAAATGTTGGTTCGTGCGGATAGAGAAATGATTAAGAGTGAAATAGATAAAAAATTTCTAGCAATTCTTAGAATTTCTCAAAGAGAAGATTATCCAAGAAATCGTTTTGAATTGGGCTATGAATCAGGAAGATTTGAAGTAGAAGTTAAAAACTTATTTCTATCAGGTGGTCTTACAACACATGAGGAAAAGTTTCTTAAAAAGTGTGAATACATTGCAATGTTTGAAGTGAACGAAAAGGAGGTGTGATTTATGAAATTATCAGCAAGAGGTTTGGCCACGATTATTGTTATCGGTTGTTTTATCGCTAACTGTTTAGCAATCTTGGTCAGGAGTATATAAAAAAGGTGCCTATATTTAGGCACACAACATAGCAAGTAAATTCTAAGTCATTAAAGGAGAAAATGCAATATGAAAGTCAAAAAAAGAACATATTTTCTTATTTCAATATTAGTGATGTTTTGTATCATTGCTCCAATCTGTTACTACCAAAACAAATTGGATGCTTATAAAACAAAAGTTCAACAACAAAAGGGAAAGATTTCTCTTTTGGAAGATTATTACAGTGATGCTTTAGCTGATAAGAACCGCTTTGAAGATTTATATGATAGTGTTCAAGAGGATAACAAGTATCTTATAGCTCAATTAGAAGAACTTCAAAAATGAAGAACTCTTGGTCAGTTTACTATTACTTACTACTGGCCCAGGAGAAGATCAATACGGTCGTTTAACTTCTACAGGTGCTATTGCTGAAGAAGGAAGAACTATTGCGGTAGATCCTTCAATCATTCCATATGGTTCTATAGTCTTGATTAATGGCAATGAATATGTAGCTCAAGACTGTGGAGGAGCTATCAAAGGAAACAAGATAGATATCTTTGTTGACAATCCTAAAATGCAAAAGTACACAGTAGAAATCTATATTAAAAGAGAGGAATAGAATATGACAAAAAAAGATTTAGAAGACATCATCCAAACCGCAAAAGCTGCAGGTGCAGATGTCAAGGTTGTTCAAATTGGTTCAACTGAAAAGGAAACAGATGAAAGACCAGCAGTACCATTACTTAAATTAGAATTAAGCATCAAGAAAGAGGGAGATGCGCTTTCGATATTACCACATGTGGATTGGAACATCTTAGGAAGTCTTTTCTTAGAAATGGCTCCAATCAATATTGACATTGAAAAGGTCAAAGGAATGTTTACACCGGCTAAAAATGCTTTTATGCATTGCAGTAATGAATTGGATAACTACATCCAAGAACAATTTAAAGGAGCTTTAGAGGATGAAAAAGAAAGAATTAGAAGAAAGAGTTGCTGATTTAGAGAGTTCAATCATTTGCATGGAATGTAAGGATCATCTAGACAGTGATGATTATCTTCAACTTGGTTATCTCAATCAGGAATTAGCAAGTGCTAAAAAGGATCTAGAAAATGGAAACTACGAACTATGAGGAGTTCTTTCCTAATTGCCATGTCGATTATGTAAAAGATATCGAACATTGGCATAAGTTGAGAGGAAAAGGAATTGGTGGTTCTGATGCAGGAATTGTAATGAATGTCAGTAACTACAAAACTCCATATCAACTATGGGAAGAAAAAACAGGTCTCAAACAAGCTGAATTTATCACGAATGAAGCAATTGAAAAGGGTAATGCATTAGAACCTGTTCTCATTGGATTGTTTGGTGTGCTTTATAAAAACAAGTTTGATTTGATTGATACAAAAGACATCAGTTTATCGAACAAGAAATATCCATTTTTGAGAGCAAATCTAGATGGAGCAATGATTGAAAAAGAAACTGGTGAAAAATGGATCCTTGAAATCAAATCTACAACCATTCAAAACAGTTCAATGTTCAATCAATGGAAAGACAACAATATGCCAATTACTTATTATTTTCAAATTCTGCACTACATGATTGTTACGGGAATAAGGCATTGTGTTCTATATGCAATTCTTGATATTCCTTGGGCAAATGATGGTGCAGGGAGACAAGAAACAAGAGTCATATACGCTCATTATGATGATCTTGTTCTTGACGCAAAGTATCTATTAAAAACGGAATTGTGGTACTGGAATTTAATTCAAAACCAAACGCCACCACCATTTCTTGAAAACAGGAATAAGGAATTAAAAGAAGTCAGTTAGAAAGGAGAACCTATATGAATGAACTATTAAAAGTCAATTATGACAATGAACGAATTACATTGTCAGCAAGAGAACTACATGAGTTTTTAGAAATCAAAACTAAATACAAAGATTGGTTTCCAAGAATGTGTACTTATGGTTTTGATGAAAATGTTGATTATAGAGCTATGGCTCAAAAAAGAGCAACAGCTCAAGGTAATGAAACAACATACGTAGACCATGAAATCACATTGGATATGGCAAAAGAAATTGCAATGATTCAAAGAAGCGAGAAAGGAAAAGAAGTCCGCCAATACTTCCTTGAATTAGAAAGAAAATGGAACAGTCCTGAAGCTGTAATGAATAGAGCGCTCGAGTATTCAAGGAAACAAGTAAAAGCCTTGATGGAAGAAAAACAAGGTTTGATTGAAGAAAATAATCAATTGAAGCCTAAAGCTCTATTTGCTGATGCAGTAAGTGCTAGTGATGAATCAATTTTGATTGGTCAGTTAGCTAAATTAATCAGACAAAATGGCTATGAGATTGGTCAAAATCGTTTGTTTGAGTGGATGAGAGAAAACGAATATCTAATTAAAAAGGGTGAACGTTACAATCAGCCAACACAAAAATCAATGGATCTTGGATTGTTTGAAGTCAAAGAAAGAACAATTACTAATCCAGATGGAAGTACAAGGATTACATTGACTACTAAAGTAACAGGTAAAGGTCAAGTGTATTTCATAAATAAGTTTTTATCGTAGAAGGGAGAAAAAAGAAAATGAATGAGTTTCAAACAGGGCTACTCAATGAATTGGTAGCTGTAAAAATTACAACCAAAGAAGAATTTGATAAAGTTATCAACTTCTTATCAATTAATAACTGCTTTCTCGTAAACGGAGAGCCAGTTGTAAAGCTAACATATCCTGGAGATAAAGCATTTGTCATTTTAAAACAAGATAACGCAATCTTCTGGCAACCGGCTAACCAAGAACTTGATGAACGTTATAAAGTTGTCAACGTCATCGAATTCTTTAGACCAACTGAAGAAAAGGTTGTTGAAGCAAAAGCTGAAGTTATTGAAGAACACGTTGACATTGATGAAAAACACCTTTCATTAGAAGTTCAAAAAAGACCAGCAAATGAAGCGATTGTTTCAAATATTGATGAAATGGTCAAATTGATTCCAGCAATTGAAGCTAAGAAAGGTGTGGTTGTAGATGAAAAGAACTACAAAGATTTTGTTAAAGCTAAAACTGGAATGGTTCCATTATATCGTTCGTATGCTAAAAAATTAGAAAATGAAAGAAAAGCAGTCAAAAAAGCATACATTGAGCCTTATCAAGAATTTGAAGCAAAGGTAAATAAAGTTGTTAAAGCTTTAAATGATACTGCAAGTGTTGTGGCTGAAAATGTGGATGTATTTGTTCAAAAGCAAAAAGAAGCTCTTAGAAAAGAACGTCAAGCAGCTATTGATCAACTAAAAGAAGTATTGATTTCTAGAAAGATGATTTCAAAGAAATATGCTGATCAGTTCGTTTTTGATGAAAAATGGCTTAACGCTTCAACATCCAAAAAGAAATTTGAAGAACAAGTTGAAGCACAATTCAATGCTTTAATGGAAAAAGAAAAGAATGACAAATTAAACCTTGAAATGATTGAAAAAACAATCACCAATGCATGTCTTATCGCAAATGTTGATGAACAACTCATTTCAAGAGAAAAATATCAAGCTCTTTTGAATACTGAGGGATTACCAAAAGTAACCGAAATGATTACTGATGAAGTAGACAACATCAAAAAGCAATCACAAGCGGTTGCTCAACAAAAAGAAGCAGAACTTCAACATCAAAAGGAAGAGTTTGAAAAGAAACAAAAAGAAGCTGAACTTCAACACCAAAAAGAGTTGGAAGCAGTCAAAAAACAAGCTTCACAAACAGTTGAAAATCAACCTAAATACACACCAATCAAGCGTGGTGATGAAACGATTGCTAACGTAAATGATAAGTATATCGTTACTGAAATCAAGCAAACGCCTGAAAAGTTCCAAGGCAGAACATGGAAAAAAACATTTGAATTTGAGGGTGATTTAGGAGCTCTTCAAATGTTGAATAGATACATGGATGTAATCAAAAACATCAATCCAACATTCAATTTCGGTGAAGTGAAATTAACTGAAAAAGAATTAAGTGATCCTCAAACAGGAGTGGTCAATAAATATAACGTTAAAGAAATCAATTAAAGAAAGTTATGAGGTGAAATTATGAATAAGGTTTATTTAGATAAGAATGGAAAATTATTCGTTAATGGTCATGAAATTAAGGGAGTTATGTCCGTTTCATCAGAAACAGATTATCTAGGTACACAAATAGTTTTAAAGTTTGAAGGTGATTACAAATGCGATTTTATTTCATCAAGAAAAGGACATTCATTATCTGAACGTCCTAAGGAATAAACTTAGCGATAAAATCTGTAAGTTCTATCAAACCATTTTTAAATCTTTTTTCCATATAAATAATAGCATTATTTGTGAGAAGGAAGTCGCCACTTACCCACTCCTTAACAAAGCCAATGGATTTTAATTCATCTAGAATGTCGCCAACATCTTCGATATTAAAATCTAAAATATATGGTTCTCGTTGCTCAAAGTTATTTTTAAATTGTTTTGATCTGTCTAACGAATAACCTTGAGCACGTCTTTCTAGAAATGTTTTATATGTAGAACATAAGAATTTATCAGTTAATTTTGTTAGCACTACTGACACTGTTTCACCTCACTTTCGAGGTAAATTATAACACTAAACAAAAGGAGAAAATAAATTATGGCAGTACAAAGCATGGTACAACAAGTAAATGAAGTAAGAGAAAATAAAGTAACAACAATCAAAACAGATACAGGAGAAATCAAGCTATCTTCTAAAATCGTAAAGGCTTATTTGGTCGCTGGAGGAGGTAATGTAAGTGATCAAGAAGTCAAACTATTCATTGCATTATGTTCAGCTCAAAAATTAAATCCATTCATCAAAGAAGCACATTTAATCAAATATGGTAGTTCACCAGCGACAATGGTTGTTTCTAAAGATGTATATCAAAAAAGAGCAGATAAACATCCCGAATATCAAGGAAAGAAAGCAGGAATCATTGTTTTAACTGCTGAAGGTAAGATTGATTATCGTGTTGGTACATTCTATATTCCATCAAGAGAAGAACTTGTGGGCGGATGGTGTGAAGTCTATAGAAAAGACAGAGAACCTGAACGTGTAGAAGTATCACTTGATGAATATGTTGGTAAAAAGAAAGATGGAACAGTTAACGCTCAATGGAGTGGTAAACCAGCAACAATGATTAGAAAAGTTGCAGTTGCTCAATGTTTGAGAGAAGCTTTTACATCAGAATTCCAAGGAATGTATGTTCCTGAAGAAATTGGTGTCGAAGATACGACAAACAACTTTGTTGTAGAAGAAACTCCTCAAGTGCATCAAGCAATTGAAGCAACTACTGCACCAACAATGCAAGACATCATCAATGAGGAAAAACAAGCTGAACCAGTTCCAGTTGATGATTTTGACCCAATGTCAATGTAGGAGGTAACAAGATGCAAGAAGAATACGTTATACTTCCTCGATCATTTACAAACACGAAAGCCTATAGAGATACTTATTCTCTATGGACTTTCACTTATCTATTGTTCAATTGTGATAATGATGGGCATCTAGAATTGAACATTAGAAATCTAGACTTGCCAATCAGTGAAAATAAATTCAAAGCATCATTGAAGAAGTTATATGATGAAGGATTGATTTATGGTGATACACAAGGAAATCATAGAGAGATCTATATAAGTGATTATCAAGAAAAGTATGTAGAATAAGAGGTTTAATCAATGGCTGAAAAAGAGGTAAAGAAAGGGTACACAGGATTTTCAAACGAGTTGGTGAATGATCCTATTATTAAAAATTCAAAAGCATGGACTCTGTTTTCCTATTGCCTCTTTAAGGCTTATTTTGATGATAAGTATGGAGAGGCA